GCTCTACTGTTGTTGTCGTTTCTATGACCGGATCTTCAACCCTTACACAGCTTAATACTCAAGATCTTGTTGCTATTTCAGCTGGTGATGCGAAGGCTGTTAGAACTGGTCGTCTTGTGCGCCATCTAACCCAGCTTTCTTCTGGCTCAACTGGCGATCAGGCTCCGGGTCAGGCTGGTTACAAGGTTACGATGGTCTTCGAAACCACGGGTACAATGGGCATCGGTGGACCGGGCTCTGGGCTTGCTGTGGACAGCACAGACAACCTCTTGCAGCTTCTCACTGGTTCTGGTGTTAAGTCTTTTGATTTCCCAATCGTTGATAACTTTAACGGCACTGCGACTGCAGGTGCTTCACAGGCTATCGGCGCTGTCAGAGCTACTGATACATGGGGCCTTGAAGATAATGCAGATATCCCTGAGATTGATATCAAGGTTGATTCTGTCTCGGTCACGGCTATCACCAAGAAGCTCAAGGCTAAGTGGACACCAGAGCTTGGTCAGGATCTAAACGCCTACCACAACCTCGACGCCGAGGTTGAGCTAACCAGCATTCTCTCCGAGCAGATTGCTCTAGAGATTGACCGTGAGATTCTTGAGGATCTCATCAAGGGTGCTACAGCTGGCACCTTCTACTGGTCACGCTCACCGGGCCTCTTTGTGGATCGTGCAACTGGTGCTGAGGTCGGCGCATCTGCCAAGGCTCCTGACTTCACTGGCACGGTCAGCGAGTGGTACGAGACGCTGGTTGAGACAATCAACGATGTGTCCGCTCAGATCCATCGTAAGACGCTCCGTGGCGGCGCGAACTTTATTGTTACATCCCCAGAGATGGCTAACATCCTTGAGTTCACTGCCGGCTTCCGCGCTAGCGTTACTCACGATGCTGACCGTGGCACAATTGGTGCTGTCAACGTTGGCTCACTTTCTAAGAAGTTCGATGTTTACATCGATCCTTACTTCCCACGTAACCTCGTGCTCGTCGGTCGTAAGGGTGGCAGCTTCCTAGAGAGCGGCTATGTTTACGCTCCATACGTTCCACTACAGGTCACACCAACGATCTTCGGTGTCGAGGACTTCGTACCTCGCAAGGGCGTCATGACACGCTACGCCAAGAAGATGGTTCGTCCAGACATGTATGGTCTTGTTATCTGCCGTGGTCTCCTTGGTGAGTCTGGAGCCTGATAGCTTCTAGCTTAATCAAATAAGCTGGCCACCCTCATTTGAGGGTGGCCTTTTTATTTATAAAATACTACTTATAGTGAAGGAGCTTATAAAATGAAAGCATCTAAGTTTTTTAAACTGCAGAGAAGAAGAGCAGAGCAGGAAGCTGCTGCGGTCCCAACGCCTGTTGTCGAGGAGCCTGTTGTCGTGCCAGAGCCTGTTGTCGTAGAGAGCGAAACACCAGTTTTAAATGAGGCCGAGGAAGAAATAAATCCTAAGCCAAAGATAAGAAAGTCTAGAAGAAAGACAACTTCTGATAACTAGAGCTTTTTTATCTTTCATTTAACTACTTACTGTGTTAGGAGGGTTTATGCATGGCTATCCCAAAGTTAAGTCCGGTAAGTCAAACAAGCGCAGTTGTTTTGCCTTCGACTGGCTCGACTTATGATGTTCCATATGGCTGCCCTCTAGGTATTTACACTGGATCTATAGACTTCCTTTCTGGGGCGGCAGATCAAGTTGCCTATACTTACCAAAAGCTTGGCGGAGATATCTTAGATATTGAAGTTACTTCTGGTTCTGTTTACGCTAACTACGAAGAAGCTTGTTTAGAGTATTCTTATATTATAAACACTCATCAAGCAAAGAATATACTTGGTGATGTTCTTGGACAATCTACAGCAAGCTTCGATCATAACGGAGTGATAAAGGGTGGAGACGCTTTAAGTGGTAGCCACGTTGAACTAAGATATACAAAGTTTGACCTACGTTATCCAAAGAGAGTTGGCCCTTCGATTTCTCAGTATGCCGGTTTTGGTGGAACAAAGGAATATTATTCAGCTTCTGTAGACCTTGTAACTGGACAGCAAGACTATGATTTGCAATCTATAGTTTCTAGCTCAGCTGCCATTTCAGACTCTGGCCATCCATATGCTCTCAAGGTTGGTAATAATAGAATTACAATCGAAAGAGTATTTTACAAGACACCACAATCCATGTGGCGTTTCTTTGGATATTATGGTGGCCTTAATGTTGTTGGAAATGGTTCAATCTATGGATACGGTCAATATACTGATGATTCAACCTTTGAGGTAGTTCCTGTATGGCAGAATAAGATGCAAGCCATGGCCTATGAAGACCATCTTTACACAAGATTATCACACTATTCATACGAGATTCATAATAATAAAATCAGAATCTTCCCAGAGCCTGATGCTAATTTTGTAGAGAAGATGTGGTTTAACTTCACAATCGATAATGACGAGAACTCTTGGGAGGATCAAGAAAATCAAGAGACAGGCGTAAGGGGTATCAATAACATGAATAACCTCCCGTTCACAAATATACCTTATGATTCTATAAATGCCATTGGGAAACAATGGATTAGAAGATTTGCGCTTGCTCTCACAAAAGGTACTTTAGGCCAAGTCAGAGGAAAATTGGCTTCAATCCCAATACCGGGAGAAAGTGTTACTTTAAATGGTTCTGATTTGATCAACCAATCAAAAGAAGAGCAGCAAGCTCTTAGAGATGAGTTAAAGACAATATTGGATGATATGACTTACTCCAAGATCGCAGAGCAGGAAGCTGCCCTCTTAACAAGCGTTAACACTAGCAATAAATACGTACCACTATTTATTTATCAGGGGTAGTAAATGTCCACTAACAACAAATGGCTTCAGCCTGCACAGCCTCCTCCTCCGCTTTTCACGGGGGAGAAGGAACGTGATCTTGTAAAGCAAATAAATGATGAACTAATAGAAAAAGTAATTGGACAAGCTGTTGTTTATTATCCTATAGATTTTGAAAGAACAAATTTTCATCAACTGTATGGCGAAGCAATACAGAAGACATTCCTGCCACCTATTCGGGTTATGGCTCTCATTGAGCTGAATAATTACAATTCAACCTATACAGAGAACATTGGAATAGACTTTGAATCAAATATAACAATACATTTCCACAGAAGAAGACTCACCGAGGATCAAGACCTTTTTGTAAGGCAAGGTGATTTTGTTTTGTATGGAGATATATTTTATGAAATTACACAGCTATCCGAATCCAGACTCTTCGGTCAGATTGACAACAGAATGGAAATAGCAGCTAAGTGTGTTGCAGTAAGGGAGGGCACTTTCAATGCCGAGTGATGAAACTATAGTTGGTAAAAGCAACCCACTTGTACGTGAGACAACACTAATGCCATCAGATACTGAGACTATAGACTTTGCTCTATATGATTGGATAAATGAAACAGTAAATCCATTTACAACAACTAATAAGGGATGGGAAAAAGTCCTTGTACGTTGGGTTAGTGGTGAAAGAAGTTGGCAGATAAAATCTGATAAAAATATAAGAGATGATAGTGGAAAGTTGATTCTTCCACTTATAACTTTGGGTAGAAATAGCATTCAGAAAGATCCTAATATGAAAGGTGTTGCTTGGGCACATATTGCCAATACTAATGACGCAAAAGGCGGTGCAAGTTCTTTAACAGTGTCAAGGCAGATAGGTCAATATAAGACTTCAAATTTTGCGAACGCAACAGCTAGAAAGCTCTATAATCAACAGACTTATCCGTTCAATAATAAAAAAGTTGTTTATGAAACAGTGACAATGCCAATACCTGTATATGTTGTTGTTAACTATACTATGTCAGTTCGGACAGAGTATATTCAACAGATGAATGAAATAATGAGACCATTCTTAACAAAAACAGGACAAATAGACAACTTCTTTATAACAAGAGATGGTCATAAATTTGAAGGCTTTCTTCAAGGTGATCTTTCAATGGAAAATAATGCAGCAAATCTAGGAGATGATAAGAGGTATTATATTAATAATTTAAATATAAAAATACTTGCTTATCTTATTGGTGAAGGTAAGAATGATCCTAGACCAAAAATTGTTGTCAGAGAAAATGCAGTTGAAGTAAAAATACCAAGAGAGCATGTTATTTACGGAGATATAAACGAATACCTAAAGAAAGGATTTTATAGAGACTAAAGAGAGATTCAGTTTATAATATACTATTTACTAACGAAACTAGAATCTTCGAAACAATCCTAAAGGAGAAAAGAAGTAATGTCAGATGCAAGAAAGTTTAAATTTGTTTCACCCGGTATCTTTCTAAGAGAGATCGACAACTCGCAGCTTCCTGCGATTGCTCCACAAGTTGGACCAGTCATTATTGGTCGTGCAAGAAAGGGGCCTGCTAATAGACCGTACAGAGTTCAGTCTTTTAGCGAATTCATTGATGTTTTCGGCGAACCAGTTGCTGGTGGCGCTGGTGGCGACTACTTCCGTCAGGGCAACATTGCTGGCCCTACCTATGGAGTTTACGCCGCTCAGGCTTATTTGGATGCACAGGTTGGCCCTGTTACGTATATTAGAACACTTGGTGAGCAAAACCCAGATGCTGATTCAAATGTTGTAGATGCACTCGCTGGTTGGCAGACAGCACAGGAGTTCTCTGGAGATCAGAACCTCAATGTAAGAATGCAGAAGGGTGGTGCATATGGCCTATTCATTGTTGGATCTGGCTCCAACCTTACTAACCTTACACAAACAGCTACTTCTGGAACACTTGCAGCTGTTTGGTATTGTAACTCTGGGTCCAGTCTTGTACTTTCTGGTAACTGTCGTCCACAGGATCACTCGACAACACCGTTCCCAGTATCAGGAGCGGCTATTATTATTGCATCTGACAGCACTTCTACTTTTACAGCAGAGGTTGTCGGCGAGAATACATCACTTTACAAGACAGAGTTTAACTTTAATAGAAATAGTGACAAATACATTCGAAAGGTATTCAATACCAACCCAACAACTGTCAATGGTACAGTAACCAACCAAGCTCTCCTTAAGAAGGGAGAGTCAAGATACTGGCTTGGAGAAACATACGACTCTTTCCTATTTGATACGGTAGGCTCTGACACTGGCACAGTTTATGGCTTTATTGCTGCCGTTAACTCTGGCTCTTCTGATTATGATACGGCTGGAACTACGCATTACGGAGATAGAAAAACAAGCTTTATTAACCCAAGAACCGGCTGGTTCTTCTCACAAGATCTTGAGAATGTTGGCGGCGCTGGTAACCCAAATTACGATGCTACCAACATGACTAAGCTTTTCCGTTTCCATGGCCGCGATGGAGGAGAATACATCCAAGAGAGCTTTAAGATCTCTATCCAAGATATTAGATCTACACCAAACTCTTTTAGTGATTATGGTTCCTTTACAGTTGTTATCCGTTCCGCAAACGATTCGGATGCAAGACCAGTTGTTATCGAAAGATTCTCAGAATGTAACCTTGACCCACAGTCACAAAACTACATTGCTCGCAAGATCGGTGACCGTTATGTTGAATGGGATTACGTTGATGGTCGTGTCAGAGAGTATGGCCAGTTCGATAACCAATCGGAGATTGTGCGAATCGAAATGAATCCTGATGCAGCTGGTGCTGATCCAAGGCTTGTTCCATTCGGTGTATTCGGTCCCGTTAGAACTAAGGGTTTTATGATCCTTTCTGGTTCATCTTTGGGTCAGGGTGGCGCTGGAAAAACTAGAAATATTGTTCCTCTGCTCGGTGGAACTTATTTCAACGGCGACACACAGACAGTAATTATTACTGGCTCTGTAGCACAGGCGCAGGCTGGTTTTACTTTCGCAGAGGGCTCTGGTTCCGTAGCTTCTCCATGGTCGGCCACACAGGGTCTATACATTGAAACGGATACACAAGGCATGGAAATCCAGACAAACTGTGGTGGGACAGCTTGGGATAACGGTATGCAGTTTACTGCTTCTGTTTACTACCCGACAACTCTCACTCGTCTATCTGCCTCAGATCATGGAGTATCTAGACCAGCCGATGCTTACTGGGGCCTCCAAACTAACTACTGGACTTCCGATAGATCATCGACAACGTTCGATAGAGGCTATAGGGATTACCTAAGAGGTCTTCCTGTTGATGAGGATTCTAGATTTGACAGCCTTACTGGAGCACCAACTAATAGAGAGTACTCTTGGATCTTCACTCTAGATGATCTTGTTGTACCAAGCGGCAAGGTTGGCAAGGCATACTGGGCTTCCGGCTCAAGAAACGGTGTACCAGCTGGTGTTTCTACTGGCGATTCTGTTACCTCTGCTTCTTACCAAGCTGTCATCGACGCTGGCCTTGCTAAGTTTACTACCCCTCTATACGGAGGCTTCGACGGATTTAATATCACAGAGAAGGATCCATTTAGAGATGGTTTCCTAACACAGGTAACGTCTCAGAATTCTCTCAACAACTATGCTTTCAACACAATTGAGAAGGCGATCAACACAGTATCTGACCCAGAGTTTGTTGAAATGAATATGCTTTCTGTTCCCGGTGTTGTTAACGAGCAGCTAACCGAGAGAGTTATAAACACATGTGAGGATAGGGCAGATGCTCTAGCTGTTATTGATCTAAGAGGTGTTTATCAGCCTGCAACTGAGAACTACAATAGCTTCAAGGATCGTGTCAACGCTACTTCACTCGACGGTGTTGTTACTGCTTTGAGAGACCGCTCCATCAACTCAAGCTATGCTTGTACTTACTACCCTTGGGTTCAGATTAGAGATACGATTTCTGGACAGTTCCTTTGGGCTCCGCCATCTGTCGCCGCAATCGGAACCTTTGCGTCTTCCGAGAGGGCATCAGAGGTCTGGTTTGCTCCTGCTGGCTTTAACAGAGGTGGCCTCACTGGTGGCTCTGCTGGTGTTCCAGTTGTGGCTGTCACAGAGAAGCTAACTTCCTCAGAGCGCGATAAGCTGTATGAGGCGAATATCAACCCAATCGCATCATTCCCATCAGAGGGTATTGTAATCTTCGGTCAGAAGACTCTACAGGTTACTCCAAGTGCTCTTGACAGAATTAATGTTCGTAGACTAATGATCTTCATTAAGAAGGAGATCTCAAGAATTGCATCTGGCATTCTTTTCGACCAGAATGTTCCAGCTACTTGGCAGAGATTCACTGGTCAGGTTGAGCCGCTTCTTAACAGTGTTAAGGCAAGACTTGGCCTTACGGAGTTCCGAGTTGTGCTAGACGATACAACAACAACTCCAGATCTTGTAGATAGAAACATTCTCTATGCCAAGATTTTCCTCAAGCCTGCAAGAGCTATTGAATTCATCGCGATTGATTTCAATATCACAAGAACAGGCGCTTCATTCGATGATTAAAAAAAGAGGCAATTAATTTTGCCTCTACTATTTAAATATAAAGGGAGAGAATAAAACATGGGTTTCTGGACAGACGCTACTTTACAAGATCCAAAAAGAGCATATAGGTTCTTAATTACATTAGGAACCATGGAAAACGGAGCGCAGTGGTACGCCAAGAGCGTTACCAAGCCATCATTTACGATTGGCACCACAGAGCATAAGTTTTTGAACCATACGTTCTACTACCCAACTCGCACTACTTGGGAAGAGATCAGTTTGTCCCTTGTTGACCCAGTTTCGCCAGATGCTGCCAACTCAACATTGGCAATTGTAAAGGCGTCTGGTTATGATCCATCACTCCTTACTGCAGCTTCTTACGGAACCACAACCTCCAAGGCAGCGGCTATCGCTGCTCTTGGCGGCCTTAAGATTCAGCAGGTAGACTCTCTAAACCAACCGATTGAGACTTGGACACTTTGGAATGCTTTCCTTACAGGTGCCAAGTTTAAAGAGCTTGCTTATGAGAGTGATGATATGTCAACTATTGATTTGACTGTAAGATACGATTGGGCTTATCTAGAGACGGCAGTTTCTAGTATGGTTGGACCAATTACTAATGAAATTGTTGGTACCAATGCCACCCTTGATCAGAATGCCTACTTTAAGCCCGGAAGCTAAAATTTAACATAGAGGTGTAAATGTCTAGAAATAATGGAGCACGACTTGGTGCTCCCGTGCAGAATTTGGGAATGCCAATGCAAGAGGCACCACCAAATCCTTCGTTGGCTTTTGCTACGCCAACAACATTTGTCGAACTTCCTTCTAAGGGCCTTTCTTATCCGGCTGATCATCCATTACATGGTGTTGATCAGATTGAGATTCGTTTCATGACAGCGAAGGAGGAGGATATTCTAACTTCAGAAGCACTACTTAAGAAAGGTATTGCTGTTGATAGAATGATCCAAAGTGTAATTCTTGATCAAAGAGTCAAGGTCGATGATCTTCTTATTGGCGATAAGAACGCAATTCTTATTGCTGCGCGTGTCAGCGGCTATGGCAAGGATTATGAAGTTAATGTTGCCTGTACTACTTGTGGTGCAAGAACTGAATATAGCTTTGATCT